CTAGTGCTTCGTGGCGGTGTGCCGGTTCAGGTTGTCGGCGATCCGCTGCGCGCGCTCCGTCGCCTTGGCCTTGAACAGCCGGGCCTGTTCCTCGCGGTCAGCTGCTGACAGGTCCTGCCGGCGGGCGCGCTGTAATGTCTCCTCGCGCGTAGTTGGCGCGGTTTCTTTCTTGTCCTTGCTCATTCCGACTCATCCTTTCTGACGGCGACTGCGCCACCTTCTTCAGCCGATTGGCGTTCCCGAATCGTTCCGCCCCTGATATCGCGAGGGCATGGCCTCCGATCTTCACGACCGATTGCAGCGACAGTTCGACAGGTTCAAGCTGTTCCCCGAGGCCGGGCGGCAAGGCGACTTTTTCCTCGTGCGCGGCGATGCGTTCATCGCTTTCCTCGATGCCCGCAAGCTGATCGAGGACGAGGTGTTGCCCGCGCTGCATGGGTTGGAGCGAGACTGATGCCCTACATTTACATCGCGGACGAGAGCGGCGAGGAGATCGAGGGCACGCGCCGCCAGGTCGATTACGACGCCGATCGCAAGCACTACCTCGCCGTGAAGGCCGATCTCGAAAGCAAGATGGGCGAAGGGTGCATGGTCAAGGATAGCGAGCTGGACGGGTGAAGAACGCAGGCTGGGCCATTCTCTCCTTCGGCGTGTTCGCCGCGGTTATCGGGCTGGCGCTGGCGTAGGGTCCGCACACGCCACCGCGCGGCGGGTATTGCGCGGCGGAATACCGATCCCGCCGCGCTGTCCGTTCAATTGGTGACGTTCGCGCCTGCCGCCAGTACGCCCTGCTCCTGCAGGCCTTCGACGACGTCGTCCATCACGCCGGCATTGTACTCGTCGACGGTCGAGATGACCTCCCCGTCCTTCTTGAGGAGCAGCGCCGGTTGGCTCGATCCGACCGGCACCATGCGGACATAGACCGGATCGGGGTAGAGGTGGTTGGATGCACCGTTCGAGGCGTCCACCACGCCGCCGATAATTCCGCCGGCCAGGACGTTGCCGACGACACCGCCGCCGGTGCGGCTCTGAATGTAGACCGTGACCGGCTCGTATCCTTCGAGCGAGTAGGTGACGCGGTTGTCGTTGCCGCGCTTCAGGCTGTACTGGCACGGCGTCTGGCAGGTCATCCCGTTGACCAGCTCGATCACCGCACCATCGGGATCGGACTGAAACTCGACCGGCTGACTGGTGCCGTTGATGACCGTCGCACAGCCGGACATGCCGAAAGCCGCCACGGCCAGCGCCGCGACTCGATACGTGATATGCATTGAACCCCCTGTCCAAAGTTGAGGCGGCGGAATTGCCGCGTTTCTCTTGGGCGCGCAAGCATATTGCTTCATCACGTTATGAACGGGTTACCGGCCGGAAGGGGATTAGTCCGCACACGCCACGAGCGCGGCGTGCATCTGCCGGCCCCAATCGCGCAGCAGCAGCGCGGACGGGGCGATGATGGCGATGTCGTGTGCCGGGTCACCGGTAAGGTGCGGCGCGACGAGCGGCGGTTCGTCCGGGATCCGATCGGCGGGCAGGCAGGGCACCGCGACCGGAACCTCGACGCTGCGCACCTCGACGGCGGGCTGATCGTGCCGGCAGGCTGAAAGCGCGACCAGCGCACCGACGATCAAAACCCGATGAAATGTTCGCATCACAACCCCTCCTGCCCTCGCCAGTCCGTGCGTCGTTGCTGCGCCGCGGCCCGGCGCATGTCCTCGCCCGCGTCCTGCGCCTCGATCATGGCCGTCACCGCCTCGGCGCGGGTCAGCTTCCCCTCCTGGACGAACGCCGCGAGTTCGCCTTCCAGCCTGTCCAGCGAGGCGCGCGTGACGGCATGGCCGGCCTCGGCGAGTGCCCGTTGCTCCACCGCCCGGTCGCGCTGTTCGCTGATCGCATCGGCGCGCCAGAGCGCGATGCCGAGCGCCAGGGCGAGCGCCGCGGCTATCGTTCCGCGAACGCCGAGGAACTTCCAGATTTCCATCGGGATCGTCATCGCACCCGCTCCCGCACCGTCGTATCCTTGTGCAGCAGCGCGTAGAGCCGCGAGACATATTGACCGGTGATGGCGCTGCGAAAGCGGTAGTGTGGCTTCAGCACGTCGCGCCGCTTCATCGGTTCGGTCATCGTCGGTCCTTTCCGTAGGTGGGGTGCGGCATGGTGCGGGGCGCGTCCGGATCGTCCACGTTGCTGCGCGTGGGCTGATCGTATTTCGCGGTGGCATGGGTCGCGACGGCCTTCTCGACCGTGCGGGCACCGGCGTATCCCAGCAGCGCGGCGAGGGCGAGGTTGTAGAAGTCGCCCGGAATGGCGCGGAACCATCCCGCAACGCCGTTGGTGAAGGCGATGCCGCTACCGGGGAAAAGCGCTTCGAGCGCGCCCGCCACGGCCGCGCCGATGAGCAGCATGGCGATAAGAGCCGCCACCGCGATAGGCCGGATGAAATCGCGCAGGGCTTCAAGCATTATGCTTCTCCATTTTCGGCATGATGCTCAGATCGATCTCAGGAGACATTGCGCCAGCCATTATGATCGTGACAGCTCTGCGGCCATGAGGTTTTTCAGCCCATTCGGCTTCCGCTTCTGGCAGCGCGCGCCCCAGATGACCCGCTAAAACGCCACAAAGGCGCTGGACGAGCAGTTTTGCGTCCTCTGCTTGTTCGGTCCAGGGGATGGCGATCATATCAATATCGCGTGCACGCGAACCGTGAACGGCTAGGGCATAGCCACAGCCTCGGGCAGCAAGACGCAGATCGTCCAGCACTTCATCGAGAAATGCGTCCACGAACGCCCTTGTCGCCGATCGAAGTGCGGAACTGTCAATCCGCGCGTCAAACGAGCTACTCACGGGAACCTCTCCGATACAACGCCGCTTCCGCCTCGCGTCGCCGGGTCAGGCCGCGCATGACCATGCCGTTCGCCCGGTTCCAGCGCTTGAACTGATCGGCAGCGGCTCCGAACAGACCCGCATTGTGGCGCTTGAGCAGCGTGGACTTCGAGAAGTTGGCCTCGCCTACGTTGTAGGCCAGCGATACCATCGCGGCGAACTGGTTGTCGGTCGCCTTGCCGTTGGTCAGCCGGTCCACCGCCGCTTCGAACCGGTCAGTGTCGGCGTCAAAGAACGCATCGGCCTGTTCCTGGTCGATGACCATGCCGGGATGCACTTCGGGTCCGGTGTGGCCGTAGCCGATGGTCCACGGCTCGCCGCCCGTCGCCGGGTCGGGATAAGCCGCCAGTTCCAGCCCCTCGAACGACTTGATAAGCCGCTCGCCCGCCGCGTTGATCTGCCGGCCTTTCGGCTTGGGCGCGCGAACGACGATGATGCCTTCCGCCGCGTCGATGGCGGCATCCATCTTCTCGATGGTGCCGGGGCGGTTCCAGATCCCGGGAACGAGATCGTCAACGGCGTCGAATATGGGTTTGCGGTTCATCGCCCGCCCGCCCTGTGATAGCTTTCAAGCGCCGCCGTGCGCCGTTCCAGCTCGCTCATGCGGTCCTCCTGCGAGGCGATGTAGCCGCCCATCCGCTCGTCCATGCGGGCCAGCGTGACGCTCATTTCGGAAACGGAGGAAACCAGCCAGACCACGCCGCCAGACGCGGCCATCGTGATGACGGCACTCGTAATGATCGCCGCCCATTTGAGCGGCGCGGGTATTTCTGCGACCACGCTGTTTTGCCTTAGTTCCGGGTGTTGCGACACGAACCGGGAGATCGCGACTTCCGCCGCACCCTCGGCCACCTGTTCTGCGATTGCGCGGATTTGTGCCGCGTCTCCTTGTGAGGGCATCACGATACTCCCTGTCCAAGCCACGCCTTCGCCTTCGACCGCGCCCCTGCGAGATCGGCGGGCTCGCTTTCGAGCATGATGACAGCGCGGCGGATCGAGCCGATCATGCCTGACGTCGATCGGCCAAGGTCGACCGAGTTGCTTTGCGGCAGTCCGGTTATGGAGACGATGTGCTCGGCTCCATCGTCAAGCGCATCGTGCAGGTCGTTGCGGGTGGTCACCGCCGCGTCGTCGACCGTCACCGTTCCGGCCGTGCCGGCACCGTCGCCATCGGCATAGACCACCGCGTTCTTCACGATATGCGAGTTCCCGCCGTCCGCCGGGTCTTTCCGCATCGCCAGCACCACGGTGTAGGTTCCCGTCGCGAACGGTGCGCCCATTTGTGCTGTGCCGTCCATGATAGCACCTAGCGCGGGATCGATGTCCGGTTTCAGCGAGGCTGTCGTCTGCGAGAGCGAGCGGTTCCGCGCCAGGCCCACGGCGCGGTAATAGGTCGTCGCCTGCGTGAAGTCGTAAAGGTCGCAATTGCCGCGTCCGCTGAAGGCCGCGACGAGGTCCGCCTCAAGGGTAGGCGCCGATGTCGGCACCGAAGGCGGGAACAGCAGCGGGTTGCCCAGCGTGAGGGAGAGGGAGAGGCCGGGCATCAGGCGATCTCCGTCTGCTGGCGAATGACGACGCCGCCTGTATTGGTAATGGTGTTGCCGCCCGAGCCGGTCCCCACCTTGGGCAGGTGCACCAGCTCGGCGATGTAGCCGGTCACGCCAGCGTCGAACTCGAACTCGTCGCCCTCGACGCGCCCCGCCGTGATGGTCGAGGGTTCCGCCAGCAGCACGATCGCCCCGCTCCCGTTCGTGCGGGTGCCGTTCGCGCCGCAGCGGAAGTCGCCAAGCCGGTAGTCGCCGGGGCAGATGCTCACGAAGCCCATCTTGCCCACGTCATCGGCCCACGGCGCGCCGCTGAAATTGACCATGCAGTAGGTGCCGTGCGGAGCGAACCCGTCCCCGCCGGTATGCCGCGCACCGGGCGACACGCCGTTCCAGATCACCGGATCGTCGGTGAAGCTGTCCAGCCCCCATCCGTCGTTATGGACGTATTCGGCAATGGACCCGTCCTCCCATTCGTCGATCCAGCGCGCGCCCTGTTCGCTCTGCATCGCGTTGTAGGTGCCGCGCCCGACGCGAATGCCGCGCGTGGCAAGGACACCGCCGCGATAGTGGAAGATGACATTGTGGCCGTAGCGAATATCGACGCGTTCGAGCGTCGCGCGACGCTTCGACGCCGCCGCGATGAAGCTGGACTGATTGCTCGCGTTGATCCGGTAGACCGCGCCCGCATCCATGTTGTTGAGCGTGATCGTCTTGCTCGCGGTGTCGTAGAAATATGCGAACCCGGACGCGCCCGCGACCGCCGCCGCCGACGCCGCCGGCCAGTAGAAGTCGAACGCGCCCGCCAGCTTGCGCTCCACCACGATCAGGCCCGCGACGTTCAGCTGATAGGCGTGGTCCGTCACATAGGAAAACGTCCCGTTGCCGTTGTCCGTGAAGTCGGCGGGGGCCAGTTCCTCCCATCCGCCCCAGATCGGCAGATCGCGCCCCCGGCTGCGAACATGGACGGGATAGAGCAGCGCCGCGCCGCCCGGATCGTTGAACTCCTGCCCGCCCGTCAGTGTCACGGTGCCGTAACCGCGCCGGATGGCGGCGAGCGGCGAGGCGAATTGCCCCTGGCTCACATCGGTCGCCAGCGTCGTGTCGCATACCGCCTCGCGGGTCAGCTTGGCCTCGCAGGCGTCGAGAAGCGCCTCGATCCCCGAGAACCGGTGCAGCGGAACCGGCTCGTCGGTCACGAACACGCCCAGCAATTCGGCGGTGACTTCGCCCAGCTCGGCGGTGCCGATGGAGGCTTCCGCGCGGTTGTCCACCTCGAACGTCATGGCGACCGGGCGACCGTCCCCGAGGCTGTCGGTCAGGCGCACCTTGTCCTGTTGCACGAACAGGTCGCCCATGCGCGCCTTGCTGGATACGTAGTCCGCCGCCTTGCCCGACGCCGAGAAGTTGGAGGAAAACGACAGTTCCGCCTTCTTCACGTCGTTGATCGCGCTCGACAGCCGCCACACCGCCGTCACGTAGGAGCCATCCGCAATGATCCCCCGGCACGGCGAGGTCGCGCGCACCCGCGCATATCCGGCGGCGGTCAGCTTGCGGTAGTGATCGGAAAACCCGCTCTGGCCGATCAGGTCGGCGGACCCGGACAAGTCCTCGATGCTGGCCTTGTAGAAGCCCCAGCTGTGATTGCCGGTCAGTTCCGCGACCTCGCGCGCCCATTCGCGCTGCATCGCGCGCATGATGATGCTGTCCGCATCAATGACGGCCTGCCCCTCGAACAGCAGGATCGGGCCGGTGACGACCGAGTTTTCCGAGGCGGTCCAGCGAATGCGCGCGCTCGTTTCGCCCGCCCATGTCGCGGCATCGAGCGTGATCTCGTAATAGCCGTTGGTCAGCACGCCGACCGATGCGAAGGCCTGGTCGGTCTGCGGCACGGTGCTGAACGAGCCGCTTTCCAGCTTCACGAGGAACCTGATGTCGCGCCCTGCCGCCAGTTCGGCAAGCGCTGCCGGGGTGAACGGCGTCGTCAGGATGACGTTGGTGTTGCCGGGGCCGGTATGCAGGAAGCTGCCATCGGGGTTGACGTTGATAGTGTTGGGCGTGGCGACCTGCGCGCCGCGCTGCACGAAGCGGGAGGGCACGTATTTCGCAAGCTGCGTGTCGGTGAGGGGGGCGCCGATCAGGCTCACCACATCGTCAATCTGGCTGGGTTTCGCGATCCGCGTGATCTCGACCGCCGCACCGCTGGCGATCTGGTAGAGGCCGACGTAATCCACGTCCTCGCCGGTCGCGACGAACTCGTCCCCGTCGGCAAGCGCGCCTTCCGCCGTGGCGATGGCAGCGGCAATCGTGGTGTCGGTGTAATAATTGCCGTCAACCGCGAGCGCGGCCAGCACGGCGTCTCGCGCGGTCGTGGCGGTGGTAGCGGCGGTGGTGGCGGTGGCGGCGGCAGGGAGAACCGCGTCGCGTGCTGCCACAGCTTCGTCACGCGCCCCGAGCGCAGCGGCAGAGTCGAAATCACCGCTCACGAACGCCGCGCCGGCAATGCGGTTGGCTTCGACGAGCCGCTCGCGTCCGCCCCAGAAATAGCGCAGCGTGTAAAGCCCGCGAAACTCGACAAAGGCCTGCCAGTAACCGTCCTCGCCAGCCGTTACCGGGTTGGCGATCTCGGCACCTTGTGCATCGGCCAGATCGGCCAGATCGCCGTCAGCATCATAGACGTAGATCAGCGCGCCGGGAACCGCGCGACCAACAGCATCGGTTACGTTGCCGTCAAGGAGTGATGATGTCGCCACGCGGGTCTCCGTAGTTGATAACGAACGCGGTCACATCGACCGTTGCCGTGCGGCCGGATGCGTCGCGAATGGTGCAGGTGAACGTGGCCGTGCGGGACTCCCCGGTGTTCAGGCCGAGCGAGGAAAACCGGGTCCGGTTGGACAGGGGGGCATGGATCGACCAGGTATCAGCGCCCGCCGTCTTGGCCCACGAATACGAAACACTTCCCGCCGCCCCGGCGACCGAAACTGCGGTTTCGTTGGTGGTTATCTCGATAGCTTGAGACGACGCTCCCGCCCCCGAAACAGAGCCAGGTGCAGCCGAGCCGGTCAGTCCGCTCGAGCCGCCCGAACCCGTGATGTCCCACACCACCTTGTCGCCTTGCGGCGTCAGGACCGATACCTTGGCAATGGTCACGTCGCCGCGAGGCGTGTTCGCGCCGCGCAGCAGGAAGTTCTTTTTGCCGTCTGGAGTCTGCGCATGGATCACGGTGCCTGTTCCTCGAACCAGACATCGCCAACCTGCGTGCGGGGATCGTCCGCGCCGGCTTCCGTGAAATAGAATCGGACCTCGTGGATTGCCGGGTTCGCCGCATAGGCATACCCCCCGCCGGTCGACCGCTTGATCGAGCCGGTCACGGTCCCGCCGGTCAGGGGGAGGGCATCCGGAATGTTGGCGTAGGCGCGCAAGGCGGTAGCCGATGCCTGCGTGAGCAGCTGCCGCCCGAATGTCGTGGTGGTAAGAGCGGCAATCGCGTCGAGGTCGTCGCTCGCGGGCTGGAAGTTGGCCGCACCGATATTGGCCGAGGCGGCATAGAATACCGTCGCGCCATCAGCATCCTTTACCCGAATGGAATACTGCTGATCGGCGATGAACGCGAACACCGCGTTACCGTCGCGGCTCATCAGTCCGCCGATCGTGCGGATCGGCTGTGCGATCTTGTCCGTCAGGCCTACGTCGGCGAACACGTCGATCGGGCTGGTTTCGGGATCCTGCCCGACAGCGCCGATATACACGCTGCCGCGATCAAGCGGGCGTCCGCGCAGGTCGTAGAACATCGGGAACGGGTTGCCGATCTGTGTGGTCATCGGTAGGCTCCGGCGATGCGAAGGTGGTTATGGAAGGCGCGGTGGGTCATTGCTGCCCCGGCGCTGTGGTGGTTCTGGAATCCGCAGGTTCCTCTGCCGCGAGACGCATCGGACCACCGAACTGAGCGGCAAGAGCCTGCTGCAATCCCAATGCGTCGCCTGCGATAGCCGTTTCAGCCGCCGCGATCCGACCAAGGCCTTCGAGGTGGCGCTCGATGGCGTCGGGGTTTTTCGGCATACGCGCCAGCCACCGGGCAAACTTCGGCGACGCCAGCAGCCGCGCAGTCAGATATTGCCCGCCTGCAAAAGCGCCGCCGCTGGCAAGGTCGGCTGTCACGCCACCGCCCGTTGTCAGCAGCCCCAGAACCGAGCCGGTATTCGAGAAATTGGCAAAGCGCTGTGCTTCCTTGGTGCCCTCCGCCACGGTCGCCAAATTGTCGAGCGCCGCCCGTTCCTCGCCGCCGAACAATGTCCGCTTTGCGCCCGGCGTCATCCTGTTCCACTCGGTCAGGAAGCGAGACAGGCTGAAAGCATCGCCCGCCGCATTCTGCGCCCCGTCCGTCGCGCGACCCAACTGACTGATGATCGTCGCGCGCACCGTTCCGGCGTCCTCTTCGGGCAGCGCGTCGAGAAACTTGGCTAGCTTGGCATTGTCGCTGCGAGTCATGCGACCGATGGCCTGCATGATCTGCTCGCCCGAGCGCGGATCGTCGCCACGCCGCCCGATGATCGGGGCCATCGTATTGTCGATGATCTGCACACGCTCGCGGTAGGCAGCCGCCGCCTGGCGGTAGGCTTCCGCCGCTTCCGGTCTTCCGGCGGCGGTCAGCCCTTCCGCGATATCTTCTTCAGCTGCGTCGACGACCTGAAGCGCGCGGCGCTCGATATCGGACCCGCGAAGCCCCGTGCTGGCGAAACGGTCGCGCAGCTGCGTGCGCATCCGCTTGATGCCTTCGACGGTGTAGTCCTGCCCGATTTCCTCGCTGAGTGCCTTGAGTTCATCAAGGCCGTTCGAACCGCCGGGCGTGTCGGAGAGTTCGGCGATATGCTCATCCAGCACGCGGCGGGCGTTGGTCAGCGGAATGCGCACGCCTTCGGCAGCGTTGCGGGCACGGTTGTAAAGCGTCCCCACCCGTGCACGGCTGCTCGCCATCCACTTCTGCGCGCCTTGCAAGGCTTGCTGGCCCGCCAGTTCGATTTCCTGCGGCGTGCCGACAGCGCGGGCAATTGAATCGCGCGCAGCTTGGCTTTCCGTTGCGAGATTTTCGCTCGCCTTGATGATTGGCGATGCGCCGAGCGGCAGCTGCGCCGTGACCCCTGTCGCCCGGCGAACAGTAGGGCCGGCCACATCGGCGGCGATCGGACTGATGTTCGTTCCGTAATTGTCGTTAAGCTGGTCAGCGGCCCGTATTACACGCTGCCCGGCTGTGGGAGGCTTGGAACCACCCCCCGCCCCCAAACGATAAAGACCAGCGCCAAGGCCTGCGCCTACGCCTGCGCCCAGCAACGCGCCCGACACGCTCCCGCCGGCGCCCTCGCCATAGCCATATCCCGGAATAGCGCCAGCGATCGCACCTTCTACGGCCGCGCCGCGCGCTGACGCAGGGACAGCGCCGACCGCACCCGACCCGAGCGAGGCCGCATTGCCTAAAAGTTCGGCTACCGTGCCAAGCGGGCCGCCACGCTCGCGCGCTGCATCCAGGCGGTAGTCCTGGACATCGTTGCCGAGTCGGTAATTCTGGGCAAGATTGAAGTCGCCCTGCAATGCCCCTGAAATCGCGGTGCCGATCCCCGCCGCTTCGTCGCCGAGGCCTGCCATAATGCCATGCCCGGCGAGGTCGACGTTATCGAGCCGCCCCGCAACTTCGTCCATTGCAGCAGCTTCCTGCGCCACACGCTGCTGCCACGCGCTTTCCGCGTCAGTGGTGTCGATGCCACCGAACGGGACGCTCTGCTGGGCCTGCTCGATCGTTGCGGCGATGGCCGCATCGTCGGGCGGGTCGATTCCCTGTTCGCGGTAGAACGCCTTTACCCCTTCCGGTGTCAGGCGAGGGTTGCGCAGATTGGCATTCCAGAATGCGGTGAGAGTCGCCTCTTGGTTCGGAGTGATGCCGTAGGTGTTCTGAAGGTAGGCGGAGCGGTCGAACTCGCCATCGGCAAGGATGCGATTGGCAGCGATATCGACCTGAGTGCCGCGCGGAACGTCGTCCACCATTTCGGGACGACGAGTGCCGCCTTGCTGGGGGTCCAAACGATCGATCACGCGCTGATAGTTGGCGATGATTGCGTCCATGCTATCGCGAAACTGGCTGTCGCTCTGCGTCGGATCGAGAGACGAGATCGTGCTCTGCAACAGTTGCAGCTCACGTTCCGATACCGCGCCCAAAGCGCCGCCGGTGGGGCTGGCCGCGCGCATGGCCTGAAGCTGGCTGAACGCATTGTTTGCCGCGATTGTATCGAGACGCGCTCGAATATCTCTTGCGGCCGTTCCAGATATTCCAGCGGCAGTTTCCGACCCAAACCCGGTGGCAAACCAGTTTCGCGAAAGGTCTTTCGCCTCCCGCGCAGCCTGCACCACCGCCCGCATTTGCGCCAAGCTGTCCTGAATGCCGGCGGCTTGTGCCTGCTCCTTAGCCGCAGCTTCACGCTGCTTCCGGTCGAACTCATCCTGCGCCCGCTGCTCCTGAGCCGCTTGTATCGCAGCGGTTTGGCGGCGGAGTTCGAGCGCTGCATCGTCGCGGGCGTCGTCGCGGGCGGCGCGCCGGTTGTCGACGGCCTGCTGGGGATCAGGCACAACGAATGTAGGCTGCGGCCCACCATCCTGCACAAGGGGGTCATTTTCCCAGAAGTTCGGCATTACGGCTTCACCCGCTGCGAGCCGTCCGGAGCGATGTAGCGGGTGCCGCTCGGCAGGCGGTCATACTGCTGGCGTGAGGTCACGCGCGCTGCCTGCTGGCCGATCACGACGTGCCAGTGCGGCCCGGTCGCGTGGCGGGACGGATTGCGCACCTCGTCACGGCTTTCGATGACGGGATAGCCCGCTGCCTCGATCTGGCTGACGAACTGATCGAACGACATGCCGGGCACCGGGGCAACGTCCACCGCCCCGCCGCTGCGATTATGCCAGCTGCCCGGATTGGCGCGCCCAAGCGCACTGTTCGGATCACGGCGGTTTTGCGTGACACGGATACCGGGGAACAGGCTTTCGATTACGGTCTGTCCGTTGTCCACGGGCACCGCCCGCGAACCGCTAGGATCACCTCCCCTCTGGCTGGCAGGCGGTCGTGCGCCGCCGGTTACTTGGCTCTGTCGATAGATTGGCGCGCCGGGTTGTCCCACCACTACCGGATCGTAGCGGCCCTGCGCATACTGATCGGCAGCCTGCTGACCATATTGCCGCGCGATGAAGTCGTAGTCTTTCTGGAACGCGGTTCGATCTTCCCCGCTGTCGCCGCCGTAAACGGCCCGGAAGGTGTCGACACCGGCCAGACCCGCCAGCGCGGTGCCCATCATCGTGCGCGCAATCGCAACCTCGCGCTCGTCGCCGCTCTGCAGTGCCGTCAGCAGCGCTTCGTCCTGGGGGTCGGGCGTGCCGGCCTCCCGGTCGGCCATCACCCGCTGTTCCAGCAGGTTGGCAGCCCCTTCGACATCGCCCGATGTAACCCGCGAATAGATCGACCCCATCGCCGTCAGTTCGGCTTGCTTCTGCGATTCTTCGAGGCGATCGAAAGCGTCCGAATACTGGCTGGCGATGTCCGGGAATTGCAGCATGAGGTCGGTCACGGCGTCGCTGGTGCCACCCCGAGCCATCGCCTGCTGCAAACCCTGCTGGAATGCCGCCTGCCGTTCCTGCGCCTGCTGCCGGGCTATGGCCTGCTGTTCCATCGCCTGGCGCTCCATGTCGAAGCGCTCGCGCTGCATCCCCATCTGTTCGCGCTGCATGGCGAATTGTTCGTCCTGCAAGGCTTGCAGGCGGAAATCGGGAACGAGGCTCTGCCCCGCCCGCAACGTTCCGGCATAGTCCAAGAGGGGCATCAGAACAGCTTGCCCCAGTTGAACCCGCCGCCAGCGAACATCTGCGGGATGCTGTCGGCGAACGAGCCGATGTTGCTCCAGTTCTGTCCGGCGATGCCACCTCGCACCAGTGCCGACTGCGCGTTCGCCGCTGCGCCCTGATTGCGAAGGGCCGCCTGATCCTGCACCGCGCGCGCACCGAAGCTGGAAACCGCGTCCGTTGCCCCCGACCCGATGCCGATGGCCCCGCCATAATTGGCGAGCTGGTTCTGAATGACGCTGCTGAGCGTATCGCGCCCGAAATCGGCGAGAGCGCCTTGCGTATTGCCCCCGCGTAGCCCGCCCGTCGCGCTGGCGCTGGCGAGAATGGCGTCCTGCCCGTTGCTGAACAGCGATTGGTAAAGCGGGCTGGCCTGAAGCGCAGCGATCTCGGCGGATTGCGCATCGCCGCCGTTCAGGCCCAGCAAATCCCCGAAATTGCCCAGTGCATCGTAGCCCAGATCGCGGAAGGGCTGATAGTCCGCGCGGGTCTGATCGTATTGACGGGCATTTTCACGAATGCCTTGCTGCGTCGCGTCATACTGAAGGCGTGCGGCTTCCTTGCTGGCCTTGGCCTGCTTATTGCCGCTGATGATTCCGCCGATGAGGGAGAAAAGGCCCACGCGATACCCCTTTGGTTCGCGCGCCACTGTCGACGATATACCCCCGCCACGCCATTTGACGGCTTTACGCCACCCGCACCTGAAGGTTTGAGCCGTTCCGGTATACGCCCCCCACCGGGACGCCCGCCGCTGCGGCTGCTGCGTCGTCTGCCGCGTTCTCCAGATCGGTGAGCACGGGGGCGGGCAATGTCTTGTTTCGCAGCACCTCCTCCGCATCCCTCGTCACCAGGAACCCGGTTAGCGGCAGGATGATTTCGGTGGTTCCTGCCGCTACAAGCGAAATCTCGTGGCCGCCCGACGCCCGCACCAACCCGGTCGTGTCGAGGGTGACATGCGTGTCGGAGATGTCGAAGGCGAGGCCGGTTCCCAGCTGCAACACCCGCTCGTTCGGCAGTTCGGCATTGGGGGAAAGGGTTACGAACGAGGCATCCCGAAGAGCCTGTGTCCCGGCAACGTTCGACTGCACCGTTTCCTCGGTGCTGGCCTGCTGGCGCTGGAAGTCCTCGAACTGCCGGGTAGCCTTCGCGCTGAAGCCGACCCCAAACAATTCGGCCCTGTCGATGAAATAGGTGCGTTCCATTACACGGCCAACGCTTCGCCGGTAACTTCGCAACGCGCCACGGCCACCTGCCCGACACCGCGAAACCGCAGCCCGATCAGCTGCCCCACCCGGCAATTCGGTCGCCAGTGCATTCGCTCCTCCCGGCGGCCAGTCATGCGGCGGCCGATTTCGCGGCTGTAGGTTTCCCCGTCGCGGGTCATGGAAAGCCACATGGTGGCATCGCCATCGGGCTTGCGTCCGAACAGTTCGGTTTCGCGCACGATGAACCCGTTGCCCTGATCAAACAGCAACCCCGCGTCGAATTGCCAGTGGATCGAGTCGCCGAAGTGTTCCGAAATGTCCTGTGACAACACGCCAAGCGCGGTGCTGTCGATATCCCCGACGATGTGCCTGCCATAGCAATAGACGGCGAAGCGCGGCCTGTAGCGCTTGAAATATCCGCTATGGGCGATGTGCCATGCACCTTCACCGGTCTGCCCTGTCGCACGGATCGCCAGCACCACGGCCCGATCAGGCAGATGCATGACGAGGTGCTGTTCGTCGCCGAACGTGCGCGCTTCCAGCACGATCGCCGCCTCGTCCACGCCGACCAGCATGTCATCGATTTCGGGCGGGCTTACCCTCGTCGCCTGCCCGCCTGCCAGAATGTAGAGGCCGATCGGTTCATCGCGCGCGCCGCCGACGAATGCAAGCGTCTGACCGATGCGAACCTTTGCGTCGGCTGATACGCACCCGACCGAAATGGTCGCGCCACGCACGTTCTGGAACGGAAAGCCGGTCGACCCGACGTTGCGGAAAACCTGCACCGAATAGCGCCCGAACCCGTATAGTTCTTCTTCGAACACCTTGACGCCAGTGATCGGATCGGGGTCGCTCTCGGCCGACCCATACTTCAGCGCATCGACGCTCGTCGGGTCCAGCAGGTCTGTCACCACCAGATATTCGCCATCGGTGGTGACGAAATATCCGTCCATCCAGTCGACATCGAGAACCTTGCCAAGGTCGAAGTCGGCAACCTTCAGCAGATCAGCGCCGTCATAGTAGAACAGCTTTTCCGCCGAACGGATGGCGAGCCTGTCGAAGTCCTGCGTGAAGCCTGCCGGGCGGGTGTCGGTGCCAACATCGCCGATGATGGCGATCGAGCCATCCGCCGCAACCGATATCAGGCTGGATCCCATGACGCGGTAATGCACTCCCTTGAACACCGCCCCGCCACGATCCTCGCCGGGGCCGGTAGCAAAAAAGGTTGCTCCGCGCGTGGTGACAAGCTGCCCCTTGCTGATACCGCTTTCGCGAACCTCGTGCTGTAGGTTGACCGGGAACGTGGTGGAATAGCCGCTTTCGCTCGATCGCACCCCGGACTGGATCGGCACCTGCATTATTCAGGCCGCGCGAAATAGGTCCGCCCGTAGCGATAGCCGGTCGGCGTGTTTTCAGCGTATTGCGCAGCCGGTATATCGGCAACCGCCGCGCACAGCCGCGAATAGGTCTGGCCCTTGATCCTGCGTGTTTCGGGCGTGAGCGTCTTGCCCATCGAGGGGGCCATGCGTTCTGCCAGCGCATATCCGACCGCCGCCATGTGCTGCCGGGCAATACCGCTTTCTTCTTCCAGGCGAACGCCCGCCGCGTCCTCGAAAATGTAGCCGAGTTGGTCGAACGGCCATTCGCTCATCATCGCGTTGAGCGAGGTTAGGGCCGCCGCATATTCGTTTTCCGAATGCCCGAACATGGCATCGCTCGTGCCCATCGCGGCGAAAGCGAAGTCGATGATCTCCCTGATCGTCGGGCCGGAGGGGATGGGGAGCGCGGTCATTGCGTCACCTTCTTCTTCGACGCGCCACGCTTCGTTTCCGCTTTCTGCGGCGAACAATCGGGCGAAACGTTCCAGCCTTCCTTGAGCGCTGCCTGTTCTTCTCGCTCATCGTCGACGATCTTCCAGTCGACGTTCTGGCCGTGCCAGTCTTCCAGCATGGTGCCGGGGCGATACATCATCCTCGGATAGGTGCTCACCGCCCCGGCTCCCGCTCACAGCTTCGTGATAGGCGATACGTCGTTCGTGTAGCCCGGACCCGCCGTGGTCACTTCATACGGCGAATCCACGTCCAGACGCTTGCACAGCGCCTTCACGTAATCGGTGCGGTTCTGTCCGGAACGCTCCAGTTCCAGAAGGCCAGCCACCTTTTCCTCGGGCACCGGATCGTCGGACCCTTCCTTCACGCGGTCCTTGAAGGCGTCGATGTCGAGATCGAGGATCGGCGCAAACTGCATGATGTCGGACGAACCGGGATATTTCGGCCCCGTGGTTTCGCCCGGCAGGTTGCCATCGGTGGCGTAACGGTAGCTGTCCTTCGCCTGCTCCTTCGCGGCTTCCAGCGCACCTTCCTTCTTGGCCTTGTCGATCTCCGACTGGCTCACCTTGGGCAGGCCAGCGGCAACGGCGGCTTCCTGCTCGGCGGTATCGGTCTTGTTGCTCATGTCCTTGTCTCCTGAAAAGGAGGCGGGGCATCACGCCCCGCCCGCCGTTTATGCCTGATTGAACGCCATGTTGCCCGCCATCTCGGGAGCAATCAGCGAAGCGCCGAAGTCGATATCCCAGCGCGCCTTGACGGACAGGTCGTTGATTTCCCCCTGCCGTGCGTAGGTGATCCGGATACCCAGATCGGTCGTCGCCGTGCGAACCTGCCATCCATCCTGCGGATCGACCGAGTAGCTGCCCGGAATGAGCAGCAGGCTTTCCCGCTTGAAGAACGGATTGAGTTCGGCGGCCGTGGTGTTGAGCCACGTGATCGCCGCACCGTTCGCCGGAGTGGCCGACACGTTCGCGTATTCCTTCGATCCGGTCGACCCCTCGGCGGCGTCGATGATCGCGGGATAGACGCGAATGGTATTCGCCGCCGGCTTGCCGACCACGCGGAACGTCATCAGCTGACCGGTGTCCTGCTTCGTGATCATGTGCAGGCTGTTGACACCAGCGATCGTGAAGGCATCGCCGGTGTCGATGGCAGCGTAATTCGCCGCCGTGATCACCAGATCGGTATAGCGGTTGTCCTTGTTCGCCTTCTCTCCGGTAGCCGCCGTAGTGGTGGCCGCAGGAACGGTGCGCTGGGTAGCACCGTTGACCGTGGTCGCACCGCCGCCGGCTGCCGCCAGGCGCACGGACTGGTCGTTCTTGAACAGCTCGAAACCGGCAACATCCGAACCGATCATGGCCCTGGAATAGGCGTCCAGATCGCGGCTGTTGTCGGTCGCCCGGTTGGCAAGGTTGCCGGCCATCGCGTTCGCAACGCGCGGAGCGAGGAACATCAGCCGGTCGGACTGCGAGATACCGCGCTCGGTCATCAGCGCATCGGCAAGGGCGACATCGTCGAAGCCGGTAGGCGCACCAGTGCGCTTCACGAACATCGAGCCTTGCAACGCCACCGTGTTGAACAGCGCCAGGTTCACGTCCGAACCCAGCTTCTGCTTTGCCGACTTGCCCTTCTTTTCGAGCGCCGACTTGATACGCAGTTCCTTGGCGGAATACTTGACCGCGACCGACTTGTGGTAACCGATCGACACCGGCACCGACAGTTCGGTGGTGTCGCCGAAATTGCTGGTCTGGTCGAAACCGTCATAGCTGGCCGAGATCATCGGGGCCGGCACCCAGAACTGATCGCCAGCGCGGGCCATCGCTTCCGGGTCTTCGGGCTGATACGTCTCAGCCCCCTTGGCGATGACGAGCTGGTCGTCGAAGCCTTCGATCATATCGTCGAACATGACGAGTTCTTGCTTGGTGAAACTGTTTGCCATCGTGGATTATCCCTGAATTGATGAGGTTCAGGCCCGCGAGCGAAGCTCTTTCTTGTAGCGGATCACTTTCGTGCGATCCCCCGTGCGCTCCGCCTCTTTTTCGAGCCGTTCGAGTTCCTTGTCCGCGCTGGTCGGGGCAGCATTGCCCTTCACAGGACGATCGGGTTGCGGTCGGGCACGGGTTTTCATCTGCACCTTGCTCCTCAGCTCGCCGATCTTCATCGCGGCATCTGCGGGATCGAGTTTCGAGAGTTCTTCAAGCGTCGTCGGACTGCGATGGAGAGCCGCCACAAGGGCCGCCCCCTTCCCCGATTTCAGCAACAGCGCCCGGTGGGATTCCGGCAGGATCGCGGCGACCTGCGCCTCCGCTTCGTCGAAGTTCGGGATATTCAGGCTCGCCTTGTCGGTTTCGTAGGCCCGCTGGACCTCGCCCCACTTCGCGGCTTCCTGCTCCCGCTCCTTCGCCTTTTCCTGTTCCTGACGCTCGGCCCTGGCCTTGCGCTCGTTCCATTCCCGCCATGCGATCGCGAACTTCTCGGCATCGTAATCGATACCGTCGTCCTCGATGGTGGGTTCTGGCCCGACTTCGATCTGCTCTTCGCGCTTCCCGGTTTCCGCCGCCTTCAGTTGCGCGGTGAGTTCCCGGTTGCGTTCGCGCAGCTCGCGGATGACGCTGCTTTCACTCTCGGGAGCTGGCGCGGCCCCCTCGTCTTCGCCGTCGAACCCGAAATAGGTTTCTTCCGGCTGCTCCTCGGTTTCGTCCTCGTCCGGATTTTCGGTCGCTTCGCCATCTTCCGGCTCCGCTTCCTCGGTTTCATCGATCTCCTGTTCGGGATCGAGTTCGAGAACATCTTCCTCGGGCTGGTCTGCCATTCGTCTTCCCTTGTCTCACCAATTCACGGCTTGGCGGCTGCCGATGGGAAGGCAGATTACGGGCGCTCGGCAAGGCGCGCCATTTGACGGCTTTACGCCTACCGGACGGTGGCGCTGATATACCCTTCGCCGCGAACCCAGATGGCAGTCGCCGTTCCGGAGATGACCTGGCCCGTATCGATCCGGACGGGCCCGAGCGCCGTCGTGTTGGGGTTTCCGCCGAACACCACTTCGACGATCTCGTCATCGAGATTCTGAATCAGCACCTCGACACCGCCAAGGCTGGCGTTTCCGGCGACGATATCGGTCCACGCCTGAATCACGGCGATACGCGGTTGCGAAGCGGTCATTGCGTCAATCCTCCCATGAGCGCTTCCCGGCGCGTCTTTCCGGCCTGCGCGATCTTCTCAATGGTGCCGGCGAGCGTTTCGTCACGCTTCGCCAGCTTCAGCGCAGTATCGGCCTTCGTCTCGTCGACCTCTGCCTTGTTCTTCTCGGCCTGCGTCATGAGTTCGGCAGCCTGCGCCCGCGCCACTTCGGCCATCGGATCGGGCTGCTGGTTCTGCGCGGCCTCCTCCATCGCCTTCTGCTCGTCCTCGTTCGGCTTGACGAGGCCCAGCCTCAGCCCGCGCTGGCGCGCCCATTCGTGGAACTCGTCGATCCCCTCGCCATCCTGATTGAGAACCGCAGTCAGGATCGCCGCCTGGGCGAGTTCGGCGTCCTGCGCCTGAATGGCGACCTCGGCTGTCTGCAACATCGACTTGACCGTCTTGTCCCGGCGGGTCGCGGTCGCCTCGGTCACACTGGCGATGACCTTGTAGCGTCCGGAGATCAGGTCGTTGACAATGCGCGTCTTGTCGTTGTCGGTTCGCAGCTGCTGAAGCACGGCCTGACCGTCGTCGCCATCCTCGGTCATGGTCTCTACCTCTCGCCCAGCCTCGATGTAGATATCGCTGCACATCGACAGGTAGATTTCGCCTTCGCGCTGAACCGACTGGCGCACGTTGTCGAGATAGATGCCGGATCGCGCGTCGACCCGCGTGGCGGCAATGTCCATCGCCTCGGCGCTGGTGTTGGCCTTGACCGTATCGGCCCCGTCCTGCGATTCCTCCAACAGGTCGGCATTGTTGATCTGAAGCATCGCGGCCATCGCCGGCGGCAGATCGGGCGGCTTGATGTAGGATAGCGGCCCGGCTTTGATGATGTTGCCTTCCGCGTCGCGCAGCGAATGGGCCAGCAGGAACGGAAGTCGGTCGATATTGGCGCGCGCCCACTGCCCGGTAATCACCGGATCCATCTGTTCCGGATCGAAGATCGGGCGCTCCTGCGGACTGAGGCTGTTCAGTTCCGCCAGCTTCGACAGGTTGGAATTGTAGAGGCGCTGGGCGTCCATCTTGTCCTGAACGTAGCCCTGCCAGCGCTCCATGTTCTCGACGAAATACCGCCGGCCATAAATGGGCACGATGGGAATGGCCTGTCCCGCGATCAGCCCGCAATCCTCCAGAACCTCGGCACCGGAGAGCACGTATTTGTGAACCCGCTTGCGTTTGCGGCGCTGGGTCTTGTCCTGCCAGCCATCGGCTTTCATCTGCGCCAGTTCGCCGTCATCGAAGTCCGACGCCCAATAGCGCTTCTCCTCGCCCGACAGGCGGTGCGTCAGGACGTGCAGGGTCTCGTTGACCTCCTCGACTTCGTAATACTCCGCCACCGCGCGGGTTTCGGGTGCGAACCAGTCGGTCATGCGCAGCGCCGTGCCGTCCGGAAACTCGGCTTTCGCGTCGGGATATTCCTCCTCGAACGCCTCTTTCGTCATGCTGGTGCGGATGAAGGCATAGCGGGCATCGGACTTGTCGTAGAGCCGCGCGTTGGGATCGAAATAAACAGACTGGTCGGCGTCGACGATGATCGCAGCCGGATTGATCCGCTGGTGATCGTTATCCTTGTCGCTCTCGTCTTCCCATTCATTGGTCAGCCGGTAAGCACCGAACCCGCCGGCAAATGCTTCATACGCCGCGTTGTCGCGAGCCTGCTGCGACTTAAACCGGTAGCCGTCCGCGCGGTGCATCCCGTCGAGCGTTTCGGCCGTTTCGGCGTCGGACTTGGGGCCATCGGGACGGAAGTCCGGCACGATGCGATTTTCGCGGTAATCGGTCTCGATCTTGCGCAGCCCACGGCCCACCTTGTCGACGGTAACGCGGATCGAGTTGGCGAATTGTTCGCCCCACTCGTCTTCCCACTGCGCACCGGGGATCGAAACGAAGCGCCGCGCCTGGAGACTCTGCGCCCGCAATTCCTGCTGGGGCCACGCACAGGCATCGAACCGCTTGATCGCGCGGGCGTGAACCTGGGCGAGCGCATCGTCGCCGGTGTCGCGCTTTTCGAGAGCCGTGTCGTGCTGGGAAAGGTCCGCCTGCATGGGCGGGGAAGGTAGCGCCCGATCGGGGCTGCGGTCAGCTTGACGGCTTTACGCTATCTCGCAAACGCCGTCACCGTCGACGGGATGGCGACCGCCACCTTCTTCGGCTTCCCCTGCAAGGCCCGCCGCGCACCCTCCACGGCATAGCGCAGGGCATCGATGAGGTGATTGTTCCGGTCCTCCAGCACACCCAGCACCTGCCCGGTCAGCGGGTCAGTCTTGTAACTGTAGTGTGTCAGCTCGTCGATCAGGTGCTCGCATCGCGGATGCACCACCATGTCGTAGCCCTTCAGGAACTCGACCCCTTCCTCGAGCGAGCGCGCGCCCTTCAACGCCGGTGCGATGCGAGGGAAGCCATGCTTGCGCAAATGGCTGATGGTTTCGGGCCGCGCGCTGTCGGCGGTCATCCAGTATTTCTCGGCATCCGGGATCGTCATGAACAGCTTGGGAAGGTCGACCACCTCGACATGCAGCCCCCACGCCTCATGGTCGACGAACAACTGCTTGCCGTCGATCCAGCAGCGCACGGCGCACGACGGATCGATGCTGAAGCCGAAATCCGCGCCCAGGCGGTATTCGACATTCGCCGGGCTGTCGAAGTCCTCCACGGTCCAGTTGCGGAACACGCGCGCTTCGCTGTTCGCCCTGTATTGCCCGAGCCAGACGTGATTGAACTTGTCGATGTCGCGGCTGCGATCAAACTCCATTTCCGCCCGCAGAACATCGGGAAACCACGGATTGTCGTAATGATTGATCTCGCGAACGATGGTGGCCGGCGGTGGTCCGTCATCGCTGCGGAAAATCGCATCGACCGGATCGTCTTCCAGGTCAGGGTTCCATGTCCAGATCAAGCGGCTGTCGGGCTTGCGGATGGTGGGGATGAGCGTGTCCAGGCTCGATTGGCTGAATGCCTGCGCCTCGTCTCCCCAGAAGGTGGTTATGCCTTCGATGGACTTGATGCCGTTCGCATTGCCCCGGATGCCGGAAAACAGGAACAGACTGTCGTTCGGCCCGCGTATTTCCTGATCGGTGCTGTCGAATGCCGACTGCACGCCGAGCCTTTCGATGGCATCGTCCAGCAGGCGTTTGGAACTGTCCTTGATCGACTTCTGCAATTCACGGCCGCACAACACGCGCTCGTGCCGCTCCATCGCCTGAATGATGAGCGCCGTGGCTACAGTGTAGGACTTCCCCCCGCCGCGCCCTCCATGCCATGCCAGATGCCGGAACGGCTGCCACAGGTCGCTAGCGTAATCGGGCAGGTCAACTTGCCGCATCTGCCTTCACGAGGTTGACGCTGAAGCCCTTGGGCAACGGATTGTCGGGATCATCACCGTGAAGGATTTTGTCGCCGTATTTCTTCGGGGCCAGCTTCGCCGCGCGCCACTGATAAGCATGGATGCGCAGCTTGACGACCTGCCAGTTCTCGCTGGTCGCCTCTAAAGCCATCTGCACGATCTTCTCCGGCACCGCCTCCTGCTGTGCCTGTCTCGCGCGCGCGATACGCTCCGCGAAATCGGGATCCCTCGCCATCCTGCGATAAACCGTATCGTCCGAAGGCATGTGATCGTCGCGGCAGATTTCCGTCAGGCCTTCCCCGCCGGTCAGCCGGTCGCACAATTCGTCGACGATCAGTGCGTTATCGAGAAGCCCATGCTGCGCCATGACCCTAACTCCTACCCTTCTGGGGATTGCCCCGCACCTTGACGCCCTTACGCTTTCTCACGCGGGCGAGGCGCTGATACGCCGCCCCTTCCGACACGCCCATATCGAGGGCGAGCCGCTTGATAGCCTTGCGCCGTGCGGCCTCGGTCAGCCATTGGTCATGCTTGGGCTGCCATTCGAACTCGGAACAGTCGCCTTCCGAACGCACGATCTCCTCAATCAGGTCGGTTTCGACATCGGTGAGAGCACGGCGCTTGCCGACTTCCTCCAGCAGACCGAGAAGAAACACGCCCTTGACCGGAATCAGTTCTGTCATCGTCCCTCACTTCCCATGCTGCCTGAGGCTGAAATCGATCCATTCGGGCGGGGGCAGGTCTTTGCCATAAACCCCTTCGCGGTATCGCTGGCGAATCTCTGCGCGCGAGAGGTGCCAGCAATCGGCCAGGATGAGCGCTGCACCTTCACCGGGGCGCATCGCCCCCACGCCCGCTCAGTTCGGTGTGGACGGTATTGGCTGTCTGCCCCAAAAACGGGATAAGATCGTCGCTTTCTTCAAGCGCTTTCGCAGCCATCATTGACCACATCAGGCCGAGTTGAAAGCCGGAATCAAGAGCGTGATCGCCGGTCAATTCCAAGGTCGGCACCTCGCGCTTCCGTGCACGACGGTGAAAGCCTGTTTCAAGGACGCGCAAGCCGTCATTTTCCATGAAAAGGCGCTCTTTGGCTGTGTAGTTCGGTGGGCCGTCAGCTGCGATGCTGAGATCGGTGCTGTTCCCGTAGCGCCAGTCGTGGAGGTCCGGCACTACCGCATTCGAGCAGGCGGTCGCCAGATGATGCCCCTGTTGAAAGCCCCTGCGATATGCGCGTTCCGCCGCCCGTGCCGCAACCACGATGATTATTTCGCGCACAGGTCGCGGTAGTGCGGCAAGAACATCCATCTCAACGCCATGAGTGACATCGTGAGCGGTGGGTTCGTAGTTCATTTCCTGATCTCCTTAGATTTCGATAATTTCTGCCTCTAGCCGTTCCGCTACCTCGCGCTTGAAGGCCTCGATTTCACCCGCCTTCGGTGCCCAGCAAGGCCCGCACCTCGGCAGGGTCCACCATCTTCCCCTGTGGTTTCCATTCCCGGTCATGCAGCCATGCGAGGTGCCGGGCGCGGCTCTTTGCGTAGCGGCGCGTCGCACCTTCCCGCATCGCGGCCTTGCGAACCTCGGCCGGCGTGGGGAGAAAGGTCGAGGATCGCACCAGCTGCACGAATGCCGCCCTCAGGTCGTCCAGCGGCAGGTCGCGCAAAGCAATCCAATACATCTCGATCTTTGCTTCGACCTCGCGGTCCGAGAGTTTGGACTGCGCCGTCGCGATCGCCAGTTTGCCGATCATGGTTTCTATCTGGGCTTCCGTCGCCGTTGCGGGTTCCGGCTCGTTGGCGAAAGCCAGAAGGATGCCCGCCGTTTTCGGACCCACCACCGGGCTGTCACCGCTCAGCAGAAGATCGTTCAGCCGCTCGTCGGGCAACAACCCGGGCGAAGGGGTTCTGGATTTCGTCGTTGTTGGCAGCAGGTCGGTCATTTCGGTCTTTCCTCGGAAGCTCGTCATCGCGGCGGCGCAGCCAATTGCGCCAGGTCGCATCCCAGTCGGATTTTCGGGCGTTCGCTCCGGTCGCGCTGGCGGCCCAGTCGCGGAACTTAGCCAATTCCCGGTCCACCGCGCCGTCGGGCCAACGGCTGACAGCCGTGGCAACGTCTCCGCTGAGCGGCTTGGGCTTCCAGTCATCCGGAAGTCGGTGCCCCTTACGCGCGCGGGGTATGTGTTCGGGGGTATGGGTGGGTGGGGTTTGTTGGGGGGTCTGGGGGGAAGAAAGGGGAGGGCGGGAAAGGGGGTCGGTTTCATCACCGTTACCGTCACGCGTTACGTCACGCGTTACGTCATCAGCCTCATCTTCGGCTTTCTTTTTGGCGCGGTAGCGAGCCTGCCTTTCGGCGGCTGCGGAGCGCGCAGGACCAATGCTGGCGAACTCAATAACCTCTTGGATAGTGAGGCCCTTATCTGCCAAGAACTGCATCTGTTCGGTCGAGAGGTTCACAGCACCACCTCCACCCGTCCCGGCTTAACCGGCTCTCCCCGGCGAAGGGTCGGCTCGAAACGTGTGTCATCGACACGAAGGCCATCGGCGATGCCATCGAGCGCGGCTTTGAGACTGGCGAACATGTTGTCGATGTCCCTGCGGCGGTTGTCAGGCGGACAGAAGGTAATCGTCACCGGAATGGCCCCTTCGCGCTGAGCGAGGCTCCTGCGGGCATCCACCGGCACATTCGCGATGGTTTGCAGCGCCGCATCCTCGCGCGCCTTCTTCTTCACGCTGGCAAGCTGCATGTAATGCGCCCGAGCGTTGGGATTGAGCCTTCTGTCCGGCCAGGGCAGGTCAATCCGCATCGGCACGATCCCGCAATTCGAGATAGGCTCGCACCACGCGCGGGTCGCGCTTGGCGTAAACGTCCCAGTTGTCGGCGGCATGGATGACCGTGGTGTGATCGCGGCCGCCGAGAATGCGGCCGATGACGGCATAGGAAATCTCGCGCTCACGCAGGATGCGAACGATAACCGCTCGGGCGCTGACAGCCGGTGCCCTCCTGCTGGCCGACTTGATGTCGTCCACGGACAAACCGAACGTATCGGCAACGCTCGACAGCAGGGGATCGAGCGGCACCCGGCCATGCCCGACGTGGGTGGCTATTTCCTCGATCAATTTCGTAATGCCCCGCCGCCGCGTTTCAGCGGCCCTGAGGCTGGCATTGCGTCGAGCCACGCGGCGCATGAGGGCTATCCTGAAGCCCCTTCGCCAACGGCGGCGACGGCAGACCTTGCACGCGGCTCTGTCGGCTATCGTATGGGTCGTTTGCGGGTTGCGAAGGTGCCCGCACGGCCACGCGGCGCCGAGGGCGATCAGCATCCGCCGATTGCTGTCCAGCAGCCGCGCATGGTCCTGCGCGTCCTGAATGGCGATAGAGTCGATCGCGCTCATTCCGGCCACTCCCATGCAGGCAGGCCCAGGCGGGCGCGCATGGCCGCGTGGAACGCGATCTTGCGATCGTGGCGACACCGGGCAGCGCGCTTCGCCAATACGCTCGCAGCGGCGCTTGGATCGGGTTTGCGGCGGAAGGGGTTAGGCAGCTTCATGGCGGGCCTCGTCTTGCAGGGTAGTCACGTCCACGCCGGTCCAGGTTGACCACAGGTGCAGCGCGCGGCTCGTGTATTCGCTGCGCTGCGCCTCGTTCATGGCGCGGTTGCTGGTGGATGCCGGCTTGAAACGGCGATCACCGCTGGGAAGGTCGATCCAGCGGCCTACGCCCAGCTTCTGCCGGGTGATGTCGTGCAAATCCTGTTCATCGAGCGTGAGGTCGTGCGCTTCGTTCAACAGCGGCACCACGAGGCCGGCTACCGACCAGTAAAGGCCGCGCCTGCGCTGGTTGGCGACCCCGCCCCTGATCTCGACGCGCACGCGGCCCCGTATTTCGCGCATTGCGGCCTCGGCGGCGGCGTTGGCGGGACGAAGCATTCCAAGATGCGCCTCGAACGCGAGGGGTGCCTTGTCGCTCATGCGGCATACCTCCGACTGCTTTCGATCCAGAGGCGTTCGGCTTCGTCCATGAGGTCGATGCCGTATTCGCGGTAAAAGCCGCCGTGCCCGAGCGCTTCGACGCTTTCGCGGGGGCCATGCTGGATCTGGTGATGGCGCGGGCACAGGGGGACGGTGCGGTCATGACGACGCGACACCCGCCCCCCGTGAATGCCGGCGGTCACATGATGGACCGTCGAACGCGCCCCGCACACGAGGCAGGGTATGGACGCGATGCGTTCCATGTGCCGACGCTCGGATGCGGTAGGCTTCATCAGGCGATGCCCAGCGAAGCCTTGTAGGTGTCGAGGATGGCTTCCTGTTCGGCGCGGTCGTCCGCGCTCATGGCGCGCAGCTTGACGACCTGGCGCATGATCTTCGGATCGTAGCCCACGGCCTTGGCTTCGGCATAGACATCGCGGATATCGTCGGCGATGCCCTTCTTTTCTTCTTCCAGGCGTTCGATGCGTTCGATCAAAAGGCGCAGGCGGTCATCGGATTCTGACATGTCGGGTTCCTTTGTGTTGAGGGTGTTGGGGATTGTGGGGGGAACACGTCGCTAGAACGGAATGTCGTCGTCGAGATCGTCGTAACTGGCATTGCCCCCGCCCGAGGACGATCCGCCGCCGCCAGAACCGCCGCCGAAGTCGCCGCTGCCGCCGCCGCGGCCCCAGTCCTCGCCGCCGCCGCGCTGGCGGCCACCGCCGCCGCCGGACGCGCCATCGAGCATGGTCAGCGTGCCGTTGAAGCCCTGCACCACGATCTCGGTGGAATAGCGGTCGTTGCCGGACTGATCCTGCCACTTGCGGGTTTGCAGTTGGCCCTCGACGAATACCTTGCTGCCTTTGCGCAGGTAGCGTTCGGCGACCGACACGAGGCCATCACTGAATATCGCGACGGTGTGCCATTCGGTGCGCTCCTTGCGCTCGCCGGTGGCCTTGTCCTTCCAGCTTTCGCTGGTGGCGATACGCAGGTTGCAGACCCTGCCACCGTTCTGGAACGAGCGGACTTCCGGGTCTTGACCCAGGTTGCCGATGAGCATGACCTTATTGAGACTTCCGGCCATTCAAGCGGCCTCCTTCTGTAGTGCAATTTGTTCGATGATCCACGCCTTGCCGCCTGCAAACTTGTCGGCGGGCAGCTGGCGAAGATCGGTGATCTTGGCGGTGTCGAGAAAGCGCTTCACCGGAAAGCCGCTGCTATCGCACAGGGCCATCAGTTCGTTGCGCTGTTCGTCGGTGATGGTGGGGGGCGGAGCCTCACGAACGTTGCTCTGCGTCTTGTCGTAGAGCGCCAGTCCGAACGGGTTGCCGAACGTCATGAAGGCGCGCTTCATCGCGTCCGTCTCGGCTTCCTTCAGCGCACTTTCGTGAGCCTGCCCCTCGTCGCGGTCGATGCCCTGGCCGAACCCGCATCCCTCGCGGATGAGATCGCCCACGCAGATACGGACGCGGCAGCTGTAATTGACCACCTTGTTGCCGTTCTTGTTCTCGTAGGTCTGACCGACCGGACGCAGGTCCAGTGTCTCGCGGGTCCAGCCATCGAAGCCGAAAATGCGGTTGGCCTCGGCGATTGCGTGCCATCCCTCGATGTAGGACACCTCTCCGCCGCCCTGACGGCGCTTGGCGACGACCTTCGGGCTGAGCGGGGCGCTGAGCGCCTTGTTCTGTTCGTCGGTGAAGGTCATCTTCAATACCCCACGGCTTCGAAGCGGCGGAATATCGAGCGGACGGTTTCAACGTCCCGCTTGCAGTATTCGGCGATCTTCGCATGTTCGCCATCGGCCCACGCCTGAGCGACCATCGAACCGTCGAAACCATCCTTGCACGGCAGGGAAAGGGCTTGGCACAGATCGTCCTGACTGATCCGGTCACGCGCACCGGCCCACGCGGTCATCGTGTCGAATATCTCTTGCGACCACGGTTTGAGATCCCGAGGGAACGCGACCGAAGGCGGTAGCTTCACGCCCAGAACGATCGCGCGGCACAGGATGAAGCGCATATCGAAACCGCTGATATAGTGACCGATGAAGCGATTGACGCCCATCGTCGGCAGCGCGGCAAAGAAGGTTTCGAGAACCAGGGCTTCGCCATCCACGCTTTCGGCGTGGACCGCCGTCACATCACCGTCCCCGAGCGCAAAGCCTATGGTGCAGATATGACCCTGGGTGGGATTGAAGCTGGTCTTGGCGACGATCTCGTCTGCCGCGGCATCGCCGTGGTCGGCAATCCACTGCGCGATGCTTTCCGGCTTCTTGTATTGCGCCGGAGCGGTGATGCTCTCACGAACCCGGTCGCGGTATTCCGACGACTGGTTCGGGATCGTCTCTATGTCGAGAAAGATGTTGTTCATGCCGACCACCGGACGGGCGTAACCCGCTCCACGGTGTTGCGGACAAACGAGCCCTCGCCGCCGAGACGTTCGATCTCTTGCGCGGCCAGGTTCAGCGAATGAATGCACAGCCCCAACGCGGCGCGTGGAGAAAGCAGGACTTCCTCTTGCGCCGGGGGCGTGATGGTGGTCATCGTGTTCACAGGAAAATCATCCTTTCCTAGGGGCCGGCGTTGTGGATTGAGCCCGCAGGTCGGCCCCGACCGGCTGCGGTCCGTGAAAAGTCCCCATCCCCCACGCCGCCGCCATCATGGCGAGCGCGGCGATCCAGAGCATGGCAAGAGCGGTCCAGTTGCGGGTCATGCCAGCCACCAGATCAGCCCGGCCCATGCCCCGACGATGTAGAGCGTCAGCCCCCGCCACACCCATGCGCGCAGCGGATCGGCCTGCACTTCCTCGGCGGGCGCGAGATCGCCAGCGCGGTAGTCCTGCCGGGTGGTGAAGTTGTCGCGGATGGTCATGCGGCTCTCCGAAGCTTGGCCTGCGAAATGCGTGACCGGCGTTCGAGACACGCTGCCAGCAGGGCGTCGTTTTCCGCCTCGCTGTCGATCAGCTCGCGGTCGGTTTCGCTCGAGCCACCGTCCGATCCGGCAGCGCGGTTCTGTCCGATCCGATGGATGGCGGCCCCGGCGGATGCGATGATGTCGTCAGCTGCATCCATGAGCGGCACGATCATTACGCCCTTGGCAGCGGCGATGGCATCGAGCGCGTGAACGTCAACGTCGAGTAGGTTCCAGGCGCAACCCAGCTTGAGCGTCGTTTCCTCGTCACGCGCCCGGCGGATGGTCTTTTCATCGCAGCCCGTTTCCAGCGCGACCCGCGAAGGGCCGTCACGGTGGCAGGCGCGCAGTAGTCCATCGGCCAGCAGGTGGCGGGCGTCTGCGTCCGTAAGACGTTTGCTGTTCGGGCGGACGTGCTTGTCAGACACGGGCATTGTCTCCGTCATGAAAGGAACGATCAGAACCGGGCGCAGCGAAGCGATTGGCGTTATCGCGCGCCGGGTCTGCTACAGGGTGAGTGAGGTTGGCGGGTTCGAGCACGGGAACGTCGCCCGCCAGTTCAAGGATGGCTTCGCGATGTTCTTCGTCGGTCAGGGGGCGGATTTTGCGGAAGAGACTTTCGGGGAATCCGATTTTACCTTTTCGCCGGGGCGATACCTCCCAGAAACCCAGTGCCCGTTCATTCCTGCACTTTGGACGCGGCACACCCACAATTTTCACTGTGTAGATCGCGCCAACCGACAGTATAATCGATGGATCTCTAAACAGCGGGTGCCTTACGGCCACACACAGCGCCAGATCGCCAATCTGCCAATCGTCAGCCATCTAAGCCACCCCGCCGAAATTATCGTTTGCTACCGTGTCCATCATCACGGACAGGCGCTGGCGACGGGACATGCCGGTGGCGATGAAGCGGCCGGCGAAGCGGTAAAGCGTGGAGAGATAGCGGCGGGTCATGCTGCCGCCTTTCGGTCTTGTTCATCCATCCAGTCCCGCACGCGCGCAGCGGTGCTAAACTTGATGTCGCGCCCCTTTTCGAGTTGTCCGACAAACGGACGGTCATTCAGGGCCTTCTCTCCGAAGTCCCATTTCGACATCTCATGACGCTTGCAGAACGCCTGAATTTCGGTGAGCAGGTTATCCATGACGCCGACATTAGGTTGGATAAAACCAACTGTCAACGCTGGATACGTCCTCCCTTCGCAAAAAGTTCGGATTGGTCCAACTATCTGGGCGTGTCAGACGAACCAGATATTGAGACGATCAGGTCCAATCTCCGCGCCGTGATGAAGGCGCGGGATGTGAAGCCGACCACGCTTTCGCTACGGGTCGGTAAGAACCGAACCCTGGTCAAAGACCTTCTCGAAAAATCGAAGGACATCCAAATCGGAACGCTGTCGAAGTTGTCCAGCGCTCTAGATGTCCCCCTTGCAGACTTGCTGGCGGCGCCTAGAGTCTCCGTCGTGGGATATATCGGTGCTGGGGGTGAGATCATTTTCGAGGACATGGGGCACGAAGATTCGGTGCTGCGACCGCCCGGTATATCCGGAACGCTGATCGCCCTTATTGTTAGAGGCTCGTCGATGTTGCCACGCTACCGGGAAGGCGACATCATCTATATCCAGCGCGAGCACGACGGGGTGCTGCCCGAGTATGTCGGGGAGGATTGCGCCGTTCGTCTCAGCACGGGCGAAACCTACATCAAGCAGCTTATAAAGGGCAGTGAAGAAGGTCGCTTCACCCTGCTATCGCTTAATGCGCCACCGATTGAGAACGTGGAGATCGAATGGGCTACTATCGTGCGCTTCGTTTTGCCTGGTGCCTCGCGCCGATTGCTGTCCTAGCCAGCTGCGACGACCGCATGAGCCGGGCCGATCTGGAAAGCGCGGCAGTGTGGGCAGAAGATCAGGCTTCAATCAATCATGATGAGATTGCTGCGCTAAAGGATCGGGTCGAAGCTCTTGAACGCAATTCCGGCCAAGTGGCAGTCGCACGACCGCCAGTGGCCCCAGCTCCATCCGCCAGCGCGCCTTCGCGTGTGATTGAACTAGTGACGATGGGCGATGCGGGCCAATCACAGCGCTTCTCTTCAATGGAAGCCTGTCGATCCGCCAAGGCCCGCTTAGAGCAGGCTGATCAAGAGCAATGCCCACCCGGCGCGTTCTGTCCTGGCTATGTGCGAGAATGCGTCTCGCTCGATTAGTTGGATACCACCAACCTTTTTCGTTGACAGGTTGGATATAGCCAACTAAACCCTCTCCATACCCAACCGGGAATGGAGACGATGATGGCTACCCCCCGTGCAGAGATTATTGAGATTACAGGTGGCGCTCGCGCCAGACCTACCGGCAGCAGAGTAATTTGTGACCCGCCCCCGTGTGACACTGACGAGGATTGGCTGGTTCTGGTGTCCGATGATGTATCGGCTTCGATGTCAGAACAGGGGTTTACGCAAGACGGATCGCCTGAGTTCTATACCGGAAACGATAATGGCGGCTTCCGATCATGGCGGCGCGGTGATCTCAATATTGTCACGACCACTAGCTCTGAATTTTATGATCGTTTTGAAACCGCTACTGAATTAGCCAAGCGTTTCAATTTGCTCGACAAAGCAGACCGGATCGCACTTTTCCAAGCTGTGCTTTACGGTGTTCCGTGGCATAACCTCCAGCAGCCGGTGTTTGATCTACGCGCCGAACAGGTGCCGGCATGAACGCCCTCACCCGCCTGAACGCCAAGGCCCGCCAGATCGGTGCGCCGACATGCGCCGAGGCTCCGCGCGTCGAGTTCGATGCGTGGCCCAGCTGGCCGCTGCGCTGGGAGCGCTGGAAGGCCACCCCGTTCCACCGCGACTGCCTGCGTTCCATCCGCGACGATGCCGAGAACCGCGACGAGGCTGTCTACTGGGCGGCACAGGGCGCGCTCGACACCGGTGACGCATCGAACTGGAAGCGGTCTTTGCCGAGATCGAGGCGGAGGAAATCCGCGCCCACCGCGCCTACCGCTACGAATGCGCGACCGGCCGGTTTGCCGACGATCACCCCTATTTCAATTCGCGTGCGGGGGAGCGGGTATGACCACACCATCTCGCACCATCGATAACTTCAGCGATTGGACCAAATGCTGGCAGTGCGGCGGCGAAGGTCGAGTAGCAAACTGCTGGGAGGAATACGCCTGCGTCGATCCTGAAAGCGGTTGCGATATTTGCATGGACACCTGTGAAATCTGCGACGGCGATGGCGGATGGGAATCCATAGCATGACCCGCGCCGAAGCCGAAGCCAAGGGCTGGACCATCGGCCAAGACCGCTGGCCGTTCCCGGCATGGTCCGCGACCCACCGCGACTACGACGCCTCTTACGAAGGTCCGGAGGATGGCTGGGTCGATAACGACCTCAGCTGCACCGCCAAGACGCTGCCCGATCTGCTGGTCGAGATTGCCGAGATCGAGGCCGACCGCCCCACGTTTCTTGAAGGACTGATCGCATGACCCAGAAAATCGACTGGAACGCGCTTTATCACTCGACCGATCCGGTGGACTGGGATGGCGATCTTGTGGCCATTCATCCCGATGGGCGGGTGCAGAATGTAGAACTTGCTGGTAATCCAGAAAACCCTGACCACGTTGGCGATTATTATACCACAGGCGGCTTCGATGGTCGAAGTGGTATCTGGCGTCCAGATGGGTTCATGTGGTGCGGCGACTCTTGGCGCATCCGCAACCGCACCGAAAAGCCCGCCAATGCCCCTTCGCCGGAGTTGGTGGAACGGATGGTGGCGTATATCAGCAGCCGCGCAGCTTGCGGTGACGACCCCAGCGCTTCCGCCATCCTCGCAGACCTACCGCAACCCGTCGATCCCGTTGAATTGACAATTCAGCAGGCGATGGAAAGTGGAAACGACATTACTGCATTCGAGATCGCAGAAGCACTGCGAGACGCTGGGTTGGTCAAGCGCGTTCGTGCCGAAGGCGGTGACGCATGACCGATCCCATCGACATGGCCCTTGCCGACATGCAGGAATACTGCCTGCGCCAGATCGCGGAGAGCGAGGCGCGTCTCAAGCGCTGGGCCGCCGAGGACAAGGCCGCTGCCGAACGGTGGGCGGCATGACCCAACCGACCAACACAACCGATAGCGCGCTGGTGGCGTGTCCGTTTTGCGAAACGGAATTCCCGCCTGTCGTAGCTGCGGATGACAATGGCGATTGTGTCATATGCACGGGATGCAGTGCGCTTGGGCCGTCACGGCAGACGCGCGAAGAAGCCATAACCGCATGGAACACCCGCACCACTACGGACGCAACCGAGCGGTCGAGTGAGAATGCGCGGCTGCGGAGCGGCGTAATCGGTGATGTTCTGGCCGAGGTTGAAAAGGCTGTAGCCAAGTTTCCGACTTGGCCAACGCGCATCATCGACGCGGGCAATGTCGTGACCGAAGAAGCGGGCGAATTGGCAAAAGCCTGTCTGCAAGTCACCTATGAGCCGCACAAGGAAACGCTTGAAGGCGTCCGCATGGAAGCAATTCAAACCGCCGCCATGTGCCTTCGCTTTCTCGCCAGCATAGACCGCTATAATTGCTCGCCCGCCGAACAGCATGAGCAGCCCGTATCGGCCTTGTTCGCCCGCGCCGCTCTCGAACCGTCCACCAGCACGGAAGGGGAAAGGGCATGAGCGGGCACACGCCGGGTTATTTCGTCACGCGAGACGGTCGGGTGTTCTCCGTAAAGAGCAACTGGCGCGGCTATGGTGAGCGCGAAATGAGATTGGAGCCAAATGCGGACGGGTATCCGTCTGTTCGCCTTACCATCAATGGCAAGCGTAGTCGCCTAGCTGTTCACAGGCTTGTCGCACGGGAATATCTTTCACCCCGCCCGTCACCCGCGCATGAAGTGAGGCACCTTGACGGAGATAAGACGAACAATTCCGTCGAAAATCTCGCGTGGGGAACGACCAAAGAGAACGCCGAAGATCGAGAGCGGCATGGCCGGACCTCACGCGGTCAGAAGCACTCCATTGCAATCAAAAAAGGACTGGAGGCCGCTAATGTCGCAGCCGACTAAGGGGCCGTGGGAAGCCCAATTCGAAGACACGCCTTACGAAGAGCTTGGCGAGAACTGGTGCGTCAACGGAGGCATCGGGTCCATTTGCACGATGGATGGGCCGCGCGACCAGCGAGAAGCCAACGCCCGTCTGATCGCCGCCGCGCCTGACCTGTTGGAGGCGATCCAAGAACAAGTCGACGAATGCTTCGACCCGGCCTGCGAGATGTGCGCTCGGCATGAGGCCATTCTCGCCAAAGCGCGAGGTGAGGCATGATCCGCCGCATCATCCATACCATCGCCGCCGTCGATGACGACACCTGGCGCGGGGAGTGCCGTCTGGCCGTGTCCGTTGTCGTAGTGCTGGTGGCGGTAGCGAACGCGCCGCGCATCGTGGCGGCGGCACCGTTCCTTTGGGAGGCGCTGCTGTGATCCGCTACCTTTCCGTGTGCAGCGGGATCGAGGCTGCGACCGTGGCATGGAGGCCTCTTGGCTGGAAATGCGCCGGCGTGTCCGAGATCGAACCGTTCCCCCGCGCCGTTCTGGAACAGCGCCTCGGGGCGGTGTCGGTCGATGACGAACACCACTATTCGCCGGGATCGAACGTCCTGCCGCTGTTCGGCGACTTCACGAAAATAGAGGCTCAGCATGTCGGACCAGTTGACCTTCTTGTCGGAGGCACCCCCTGCCAATCTTTCAGCATCGCCGGAAAGCGCCTTGGCCTGGACGATCCGCGCGGCAACCTCACGCTTGAGTTTCTGGCGCTGGCTCGACGCATTCAGCCCCGCTGGATCGTTTGGGAGAATGTCCCCGGAGTCCTGTCGCATGACGAAGGACGGACGATGGGAACCTTCCTCCGGCTCGTGGGCGAATGCGGGTTCCGGTGGGCCTACCGAGTGCTGGACGCTCAATATGTGCGAGTGGGCCGTTTCGGACGAGCTGTCCCCCAGCGCCGCCGTCGTGTGTTCCTTGTCGGATATTCTGGAGCCGCCGACATCAATCCCGCAGCGGTTCTATTTGACCGCGAAAGCCTGCGCGGGAATCCTGCGCCGCGCCGAGAAGCGGGGGAAGTCGCTCCCACCGTCCCTAGCCGAAGCACTGCGGGCGGTGGCCTCGGGACGGACTTCGACTGCGACGGGGGGCTGATCGCGAACAGTGGCGATGCGTCATTCTGCGTGTCGGTGAACGGGCAGCGATCGAACGATGCCGAAACCGAAACGCTGATCGCCCATGCCCTGCGCGGCGAGGGCTTCGACGCCAGCGAGGACGGAACGGGGCGGGGAACGCCGATTGTGCCGGTGGCGCCAACGCTTCGGGCAGGCGGCAACTCGACGGGCGGCACGCGGCCATACGGCACCGATGCCGATACCTGCGACAGCCTTGTGCCCATCGCCATTCAAGAGCGTGCTGTCAGCGAGAACCCTGCTGCCGGTCCCGATGGGAAGGGCTGGCGCAATGATGGTGCCGCCTACACGCTGGAGGCTCGGCAGGTTTCGCAGGCGGTGGCCTTCTCCGCCAAGGATCACGGCGCCGACGCGATGTCTGAGTGTAGCCCCACCTTGCACGCGGGCGGCCATACGGCGAGCCATGCCAATGCCGGGGTGATGCCGGCGGTGGCTTTCCAAGAGCGAGGCCGCGCCGACGGTCGCCATCTCGAAATTCAGGAGGGTGTGGCTTACGCGCTGACTGCGCCGAGTGGAGGCGGCCGAGCGCAAGAGCGCAATATCCTTCACGATTGGGCCGTCCGCCGCCTGACCCCCACCGAATGCGCCCGCCTACAGGGCTTTCCCGACGATTGGGCACGCATCGCATGGCGCAACAAGACCGCCGAGAACTGCCCGGATGGCCCGCAATACAAGGCCTACGGCAACAGCATGGCGGTGAACGTGATGTCTTGGATTGGGGAGCGGATCGCCGCCGTGGACGCCATTTCGGAAAGGATCGCCGCATGATCGCCACCCGTCAACGCGGCCAGACCCGCGAACCCGCCTACGTCAACGCGCCCGCCCGCACGCTCGCCAGTGAATTGCCGCGACGCACCGGCGAGCCTGAACCCCGCCGCCGGTGGCTATTTGGAAGGAAAGACCGATGACCGAGACGACCACCCTCCTTCGCGACATAGCGGACGAGGTTCGCGACCCGGATGGTGCCGGAACGCTGCCTGCCGACCTGATGGAGCGGATCGACGAGGCGTTGGCTCGGCAGTCGCCGCAGTCCGATGATAGCCTTGCAGATCAGGAAGTGGAGGAAGCAGCGGCGCTAATAGCTAAGAGCCAAGGTCTGAATTGGAACGAGACTTGCGCCTACGAAGCTGATCCGGATGCTTGGCCAGGCTTTTGCGACAGTAGCACGTGTATTGCTGCCCATTTTGAAGATCACGATCCAGATTGGGCCCGCAAATATTATCTAGCAATCGCCCGAGCTGTGCTGGACCTAACCCGATGACCCGGCCCCACGATAGCTTTGCCGAGCGGGTAGAGGCGGCGCGTCGCTTCAAGCTCGTCGAAGGGTGCAAGAAAATCGACAATGAACTTGGCGCTGCGGTCGAGGAAGCTTTCAACGCAGGATATTCGGCCGAGCAGGTTCATCGCATGTTGAGCGGTAGTCTTGCCCTAACCGAAGAACCCGCCCTCCGCACCCAAGGAGACAACACATGAAGGGCTTTCCCTACAAAGGCTACGAACTGGCCGACATTGACTTGGGCGCCCAGCTACTGGTGTTCGAGAAAGAGGGCGTTCGTCCGGAGGATACCGTCACAATCCTCGCCATCAGCAAGGCGCACGCCATTGAGAAGATCGACGAGCGCGAGGGGATGGGGGATGGATAGGGCAACCCATACGGATTATCTGCATCCCGGCCACCTGCGCGTAGAAACCGGGCAGCATTACCAAGCGTGGGCGGCGGGTTCTGGCTCATTTGTCCGCACCGCGCTGTGCGTCAGTCCGTCCAGTAGCACCTACAAGCGGCTCAATCGACGCGGCCTGCCTAAGTGGTGCTGTGGCAAGATCGTCAACGGTGTGGAGGTTCCTTGTGATTGCGTGCTGGAGGATGGGCGGTGAACGAGCGCTGGCCGCATATGATGAAGGTGGATACCGCCGCTTCCTATTGCGACCTGTCACGCTCGGCGTTTCTCGGGGAGGTCGGGAAGGGTCGCCTGCCTTCGCCCATCAACCTCGGCGGCCGCGATCACTGGTTTCGCCCGGCGCTGGACAAGTCACTTGCCATTCTTGCGGGAGAGGCGGAGATTCCGGACTACCGCAAGGAATTGCAGGAACGCTATGGCTAAGCCCCCTCGCCTCAAATACGTGAAGCACGTCCGCGCCAAGGGCAAGCTGTATGCCTACTTCAACACCGGCGAGCGCAAGGACGGGAAGGTGATCTATGCACCCCTGCCCCGCCCTTCCAGCCCCGAGTTTTTCGTCGCTTACGGCAGGATGAAGGCCAAGCGGGAAAAGCGCGCGGGATACAGCCTTGCCGCAGCTTGTCAGGCATACGAGGAAAGCACCGACTTCGTCGGCAAGGCGGATAGCACGAAAAAGCTGTATCGCTACGCGCTGCGCACCATCGAGGATGCGCTGGGCAGGTTTCCGATCAACGACCTGCGCCGCGACGATATCCAGCGCGTGCTGGACCACGGCCTGCCATCGGCCAGCGCGCACAACATCTTTCTCGCCGTTCTAGGGCTGGTCTATCGTCACGCCCGGCGGCAGGGCAAGACCGAACTCAACCCCGTCCGCGACTTCGACAAGATCAAGGGCGGAAGTCATGAGCCGTGGCCCGCCCCCGTTCTGGAGGCGGCGCTGGTCAGCGAACACGACCGAACCCGCCTTGCTGCACATCTGCTGTATTTCACCGGGCAGCGGATCGGCGACGTTTGCAAGATGCAATGGAGCGACGTTCGCGGGGACGAGATTTTCGTCACCCAGCAGAAGACCGGCAAGAAGCTATGGATCCCAATGCTAGCCGAATTGCGCGCGGAGCTGGACCGGACACCGAAGCGCGGGATGACGATCCTGACGCGGGAGGGCGGGCACCCCATGACCGACCAGGTAATCCGCAAGGAGTTGAAGGCCCACGGTGCGGCGATGGGCGTCGAGGTCGTGCCGCATGGCCTGCGAAAGAACGCCGTCATCAGCCTGCTGGAAGCGGGATGCAGTGTAGCCGAGACGGCGGCGATTACCGGCCAGACCTATCGCATCGTGGAGCAATACGCGGCGCAGATCGACCAGCGACGCATGGGCCGGGCCGCGATTGTGAAGCTTGAGACAAAACGGAAACGGGAAAACGGATAG